TTTGTAATTGCGCAAGTGTACAAAATGTACTAACGCAATGACATGATTTTAGTAACAATGTCAATTGAATGTACTTGCGCAATGATATACAATAGAGCCACAATTAAATGAAAGGTGGCTATCACATGGCTGACTACTACAAGAACGCGATTCTTGAACAGCTTCAGGCAATGAGCGAAAACCAACTGTGCTTCTACTACACGCTTATGATGGAGCTTTCCGGGGGTGAAGCAGATGCCAAATCTTAGAGATTTAACCGGGCAGCGCTTTGGACGGCTTACTGTTATTAAAAGGGCTAAAAACATCGGTAGGAAAACAGCGTGGTTGTGTCAATGCGAATGCGGAAACACGAAGGTTGTAACTGGCTCAAACTTACATAGTGGGCAGGTTCGCTCCTGCGGATGTCTTTGGAAAGAGGTTGTCCCAAAGCACAACCAAGAATTCAATTTTCGACATGGCGAATCTGGCAGTAAACTACATAGAACATGGTGTAATATGCGCTACCGTTGCAGCAATCCAAATTGCAAGGACTATAAAAACTACGGTGGAAGAGGCATCACAATCTGTGATGAATGGAGTTCTTACGAGAATTTTAGGGCTTGGGCTTTGGATAATGGCTTTGCTGATGGGTTGAGCATCGACAGAATTGATGTTAATGGGAATTATGAACCGTCAAATTGCCGGTGGGTCTCAGATAAGGTTCAGCACAACAATACAAGGAGAAATCACTATCTGACTATGAACGGTGAATCGCACAACATTCAAGAGTGGTCGGAAATTACAGGAATTAAATGGACTACCATAAAAGCGAGAATTGAAATGGGATGGCCTATTGAAAAAGCATTAACTAAGGGAGCCACTTGATGTGGCTTCCTTTTTCATGGTGGTGATGATATATTAACCGATGGGAAAAAGAAGTCCAGCAGTCCCTTTTGGATAGCGAAGAAGCTGCAATCAAGGAGCTTGAAAAGCAGTACGCACGGGCGCTGAAGGACATCAACGATAAGGTCAAGTCATTTCAGGCAGACATTGACCTATTAGATCAGGCGCTTTCGCAGGACGGGCTTGACGATGCTACAAAGGCGCTGCTGCAATCGCAGAAGCGGTCAAAGGTCTATCAACAGAATTATCAAAAGGCGCTTAAAGGTCAGGTCAGCGGTGTTCTTGACAAGCTGCACGGCGATAATTACGCCACAATTGACAAATATCTGAAAAGCTGCTATGAAGATAGCTATATCGGCGCACTTTACGATATTGCGCAACAGGGTATGCCGATTATCACGCCAATCAATCAAGCTTCGGCCGTTCAAGCTATCCTGACGGATTCTAAGATTGTTGAGGGCTACTATAACCGTCTTGGCGTCAACTATGACAAGCTGAAAAAAACCATCACGCAGGAGATCAGCCGTGGCATTGCTTCCGGTCTGCTTTACAGTGATATTGCTCGCAACATCAACAATGTGTCCAGCAGTGGCCTTTACAACGCGAAGCGCATCGCCCGAACGGAAGGCGGCCGAATTCAAAACACGGCTTCCAGACATGCGGCACTTGACGCAAAGGCGCACGGTGCTGATATCGTGAAAGTCTGGGATGCCACATTAGACGGGAAAACACGAAGTTCGCATAGGCAAGTTGACGGCGAAATCAGGGAACTTGACGAAAAATTTAGTAATGGTCTTGACCGACCGTGTGACCCTGCTGGACGTGCCGCCGAAGTTATCAATTGCCGCTGCGTTGAAATCCATAAGCCGCGATGGGACGCAGATGGCGGCTTCCTGAAACGCGATAATTTCACCGGAGAAGTGCTGTCGTTTGAAAATCCAAAAAATTATGCGGAGTTCAAAGAACGGTATTTTTCAGAAGAAAATGTTGCGTACATGAAAAAGACCGCCGCGCTTGAAGAAAAATACGACACAAAGGATTATGCAAGGCTGATCGGCAAAATGTCCGATAAAGAATATGAGCAGTTCAAAAAACTTGAATATTCCAGCCCTATGTGGAAGCCAAAAGATAAACTTGCAGACGCTGAAATTGGTGATATAATAGAGCCGAAAAAAACTGTAATAAAGCAATTTAGCAATCTTTCAGATGATACATCGGAACGGTCAAAACAAATCAACGTTATTCTGAACGATTATTCTTCGCGGAAAAGCAAATGGTCTGGAAAAACAAATATTGTTCCTGTTGAAAAAATGCTTGGCGTTTCTGGCCGGAAAGAATGGTCGTGCGATATAACGCTTAGAGAAGATTCCGGTGCAAAAACAGCGATACATGAACATCTTCACGCAAGATCGGTTAGCTATTATTCACCGCTGCAATATTTGAAATGGAAAGAATTAGAGGAAGGAAGCGTTGAACTGTATTCGCAAGAAATATGCAAACAAGCCGGTATAGCATATAGGCAGTCATATAAAGACGAAGTTCAGCGCTTGCAAATTATAAATTCAATCACCAAATATGGTGACAGCTATTCTTTTGCCCGTGAATTATTTGAAGTGCCTATGACAGAAAGATATTCATGGCTGCGTTCGAAAGCTGATGAAGCAATTAAGAGCGGCAAACTATCGCAAAAATCTGTTGAAGCATTAAACAATTCGGTTGAGTATTTTAAGAAAGGGTAATTATATGGAAAAAGCTTTAGACAATTTGATAAATCGAATCCTTAAAATGAATCACTCTGCGGAAGAATGGTTCGCGCTTGAAAAAGAAGTAAACGATCTTCTTCCGAAGCTGCCGATGGAACTTGAAATGAAATTCACAGAAAGCGGCGCAGGAGAAGCGTTGTATATGGTTTGCTCTGGATTGAGATTTGAACAATCAAAAAATGATTAAAGCACCGTGCATCCGCATGGTGCTTTTTCTATGCCCCAACGCATTTTAATGCACGGCGTGTGTTTTTTTGTGCGTTTATCGTGTGTTCGCAAGTTACAGGCAAGTTAAAAAACATAGTGGTATCAAGGGTTTGCAGAATCGCAAGCCCTTTTTTCATACCAAAAAGCAAATTAAGAAAGGTGGAACAAACCATGAAAAGATGCTGGAAAACATGGATTAAGGCCGCTGCTGTTCGCGCGGTCAAGACCGTTGCGCAGACGGCGGTTGCAACTATTGGCACGTCTGCCGTATTCAGTCAGGTTGATTGGATGATGGTGGGCGGCGCTTCGCTTCTGGCTGGCATTCTGTCAATTCTGACTTCGCTTGCCGGTCTGCCGGAATGCAAGGAAGGTGAAACCGATGAATCTGCATGAATGCCTTGCCACAAATAACGCCTGTTACAAGGCTGGTCAGCGGATTGCAGTCAAGGGCATCATGGTACACAGCACGGGCGCAAACAACCCGAATCTGCGGCGCTATGTGCAGCCTGACGATGGTCTGCTTGGCGTAAACCCGAACGGCAACAGCTACAATACCAAATATCCCGGTGGAAGCGCCGTCTGCGTCCATGCCTTTATTGGCAAGCTGAAGGACGGCAGCATTGCAACCTATCAGACATTGCCGTGGGATTATCGCGGCTGGCACGCTGGCGGCGCGGCAAACAACACACACATCAGCTTTGAAATCTGTGAAGATGGCCTGAACGATGCGGATTACTTCGGCAAGGTCTATCAGGAAGCGGTTGATCTGTGCGTGTACCTTTGTGAGAAGTTCGGCCTTACGGAAAAGAACATCATTTGTCACAGCGAAGGTTACAGGCTTGGCATCGCGACAAACCACGCGGATGTCATGCACTGGTTCCCGAAGCACGGGAAAAGCATGGACACCTTCCGCGCGGATGTGAAAGCAGCGCTTAACGGCGCTGTTGAACCTGTGAAGCCTGTTCAGCCGTCCACACCATCTACCACAGACGGCAAGATTGACACCGTGCGAGAAGTACAGCTTTGGCTTAACCGCAACTATTCCGGTGGCCTTACCCTTGATGGCCTGTATGGCAGTCGCACCAAAGCGGCGCTGACCAAGGCGCTTCAGCGTGGGCTTGGCGTTGCTGCTGATGGCATCTATGGCCCGAATACAAACGCAGCAGTACGCCGAAACAATCTGCAGAATGGCAGTACTGGCGAACTTGTGAAAGTGCTTCAGGGCTTCCTTGTCTGCCACGGCCACAAAACGGCTTATGTGGACGGAATCTTTGGCGCTGGCACGCTGGCGGCGCTGAAATCGTTCCAGCGCGCCTACGGTTTGACTGCTGACGGTATTGCCGGATGCAATACATTCGCGGCGCTATGTAGATAAAAAGGCACGGTGCTTCGCACTGTGCTTTTTTCATGCCCCGAGCATGGCGTTAAAACTGCTCCCATTTTCCGGCGCACTCCCGGATTTAACAAAGTGCTTGCCGGTGGAGACACCACGCTTAAAAACAGCGGCAAGAAAGGATAAACATGGAATTCTTGAAAGCAATTTTGGGCGAAGAACTGTTCAAACAGTTTGCGGATAAGCTGAACGCCTATAACGGTGACGAAGCCAACAAAGACAAGCAGATCAAGCTTGCCAACCTTGGCGGCGGCGAGTATGTCGGCAAAGGCAAGTATGACGCGCTTCAGGCGCTGCTTGACGGCAAGACCGCCGAGCTTGACACGGCAAACGGCCTGATTGCCGACCTGAAAAAAGGCACTAAGGGCAATGAAGAACTTCAGGGCAAGATCACAAGCTACGAAGGACAGATTCAGCAGCTTCAGGAGCAGCTTCAGGAGACAAAAATCAAGTCTGCAATCAAAGTGGCGCTTTTGTCCGAAAAGGCGCTTGATGTGGATTACCTGTCTTTCAAGCTTGAAAACAAGATGAAAGAGGACGGCAAGAAGCTTGAACTTGATGATGCAGACAACATCAAGGGATGGAAAGACCTTATTTCCGAACTGAAAACGCAGTTTCCCAACCAGTTTGAAAACGAAGGTAACCGCAAATTCCTTGATGGCAGTTTGCCGCCTACTGGTGGCAGCGGGACTGTTACGCTTGAACAGTTCCGGAAAATGGGCGTTGCAGAGCGCTCAAAACTCAAAGCGGAAAACGAAGAATTGTACAACCAGTACAAAGGAAACTAAAGAAATGAGGTAATTTATTATGGCGAGAACTGGCCTTTTTGGTGGTTTTTCTTTCGATGAAGAAGTTTTCACTGACATGATGCAGGAAGCGGATTATTGGAGTAATCCCGTTCTTGCGTCCGGCGTTATCCGTCAGGATGGTTCGATCATGGACATGATCGGAAGCAAGGGCAACGTTGCGACTATCCCGATGTACACGCCTATCAACATCCATGATGCCAACATGGCCGCGCTCAACAACGACGGCCTGACTGACAACACCCCGCAGGAGATTTCCGGCAGCAAGCAGACGTGCATGATGATTCAGCGCATGAAAGCTTTCAAGGCCAAGGACTTCACCCGTGAGCTGACCGGCGCGAAGCCGCTGGATTACATCAAGGGCAAAATCCAGAACTATTACACGCAGGTCTGGGAAGATGAGCTGATGAACATCATCAACGCCGTTCTTGGTGTGTCTGCGCTGTCTACCCACGTCACCGACCTGTCTGTCACGACCGGCACTATCGGTGACGCGAACAAAATCAGCGCGACCACGCTGATTGACGCGGAACAGGCTGCGCTTGGTGACATGGCCGGTGGCCTTGGCCTGATGGTCATGCACAGCAAGATTTATGCCGCGTATCGCAAACTTGGCCTTGTCGAGTATGAGAAGTTCGTTTCCGGCTCCGGCGCTATCAAGCAGGACATCCAGCTTCCGACCATCGGCGGCAAGGTGGTCAAGGTGACTGACTACTACACGCTGGACAGCACTACTACCGGTTTCCCGGTGTATAAGACCTTCCTGCTTGGCGAGGGCGCTATTCTGTCTTGCGACAAGAATAACTACGAGAAGCAGTACACCACGAACTACGACCCCGAGACTTCTGCTGGTACGGATAAGTTCTATACCAAGCAGGGCAAGGTGCTGCATCCGAACGGACTGTCTCTGGCCGTGGACAACATCGCGAAGGAATCCCCGACCAAGACCGAGCTGGGCACTTCCGCGAACTACAGCCTGAAGTTCAATTCCAAGAACGTCAGAATCGGCATGATTAAGTCCAACGGTTAAGGGGGAGCCAAAATGCAGGAATTCATCATCATTGACGGCTTGCCTTATCTGTACGATGGGGGCAAAGCATACGCTGTCAGATGGGATGATGAAGGTTTCACATTGGGGGAAGTATTCCGCGAGAATATTTCCCACAATGATTTCATCATGCTTTCTGAACTGTCTGTCAAGGCAAAGTGTCAGGGGCGGCTTGACAGCATCGGCAAGCCTGAACCTGGACCTGAACCTGAACCTGGACCTGAACCTGAACCTGAACCTGAACCTGAACCTGAACCTGAACCTGAACCTGAACCTGTGGAAGCGCCGAAGCCCAAACGGGGCAGAAAAGCGAAGGGTGAAACCGTATGATTATGACTGTTGCCGAACTTCGGCAGTATGTCACAACGGATGATGTAGATCAGGTGCTTGAAGCAAAGCTTCAGGCACTTGAACTGCTTATTCGGGCATACACCAATAACAACTTCCAGCAGCGGGCTTTTAGGGCGGTTGCCGTGTCCATGCCAGACCATGACATTGTTTGCAATGGTGTGGTTCCCTTCCGCGCTGGTGACACATTGCAGATCACAGAATCTGACCTTATGCCGGATTGCCTTGTCACGGTGAAAAGCGTTTCTGGTAGCACGGTCACGGTCAAGGAAAACCTGATTGATGAAAGCGGAATCGTTGTCACGAAGGTTGTTTATCCCGCAGATGTTCGGATGGGCTGCGCCAATCTGATGAAGTGGGAAATGAACAACCGCGACAAGGTTGGCGTTTCGTCTGAAACGATTTCACGGCATTCTGTGACCTATTTCAACATGGACGGGGATAATTCCATCATGGGATATCCGAAGTCCCTGATGGGATTTCTGAAGCCCTACATGAAAGCGAGATTCGGACAGGGGTTGAGGGTATGAAAGGCATCGGCGGCAACACCACAGCAGTCATACAGACATACACCGCGTCCAAAAACGAAATTGGCGAACAGGTGAAGTCATGGGTTGACAAGCAGACGCTGAAAGGCTGGCTTGACCTTCAGGCAGGTGATTCCAAGTACACCACGTTCAACGCCAAGATTCAGGAATCTACACACATTTTCGTTGCAGACTATGTACCGCTTGCCGATGGCATACAGGCTGAAAACAGCCGCATGACCATTAACGGCAAGCGGTATGACATTCTGCTGATTGACAATCCGATGGAAATGGGCAGCGGTTCGCAGCTTGAAATCTATCTGAAATACACAGGGGGTCAGTAATATGGCAGACGTGGAATTTCAGGACTTTTCACTTCAGGTCAAAGCAGCTATTGACGAGAATGCGGAAAAATTTCTTTATGAAGCCGGTGAATTGATTAAAGGTCAAGTTGTGCCAATAACGCCTGTTAAAACCGGGCAATTGAAAGGCTCGTGGGACTATAGGGTTGACCTTGGGCACGATGAAGTCAAGATTGGTAGTCCATCGGAAAACGCCATATGGAACGAATTCGGAACGGGCGAATATGCGGCCAAAGGCGATGGCAGAAAAGGCGGTTGGAGCTATAAGGATGATAGCGGCAACTGGCATCACACCACCGGCAAAAAGCCGAACAGGACGCTTCAGCGGGCTTTTGACAGCACGAAGGGCAAGATCATCAACCGCGCAAAACAGATTTTCAAGGAAGGGATGAAGTGAAATGTCGAAAGAAGTTTTGGGCATCATTGACAATGCCATGAAATCCCTTGGCCTTGAATATGGCTTTGGTGAATACGGCGGTAACAGCAAGGGTGAAATCGTCTATCCCTATTGGGTTGGCAGCTACACGGAAACCGAACCGTACACCGAAGATGGCTTGCAGGAATCGACCGTCATGATTACCGGCTTTTCACGTGGGTCATGGCTTGACCTTGAAAACGGCAAAGAGAAAATCGAAAAGCACTTCAACCGGGTTTCCGGCAAAGTGGGCATCACGAGCAGCGGCAATGCCGTTGCTATTTTTTATGCTGGTGCTCTGATCGTTCCCACGGGGGACGCGGAGCTGAAAAGCATCCAAATCAATTTGAGCATCAAAGAATGGAAGGTGAATTGATATGCCTAACAGCGGCATTACTTCTGGTACTCCCGCAAAAATCCCTTTCGGGGCTGGCGTATATTTTCAGGGTGTGACTTACGATGAGAAGGTTGCACCTACGTCTGAGGCTATTCAGGCGGCTATAATCGGGGCTACTCAGGACGGCGGCACGCTGACTATCACGCCCGAATTTTTTGCCCCGGAGCTCGATGGGGCAACCGTTGCAATTAAAGAGCTTCAGCAGAAGGTCGGCGAAACTGCACAGATGGAAGTTTCTATTGCCGAGCTTTCGGCAGAGCTGGCGGCACATCTGGCTATCGGAAAGATCACCGAATCTACCGATAAGAATTATGATGTTGTCACTTCCTCTGAGCTTCGTGCCGGTCACTTCTATGAGGGCTTCGGCTATTACGGCAAGTTTACGGATGGTAGACCGATTATCATCCTCTTTAAGCACGCGCTTTGCACTTCCGGCTTCACGACCGAAGCGAAGAACAAAAACAATTCCGTGTTTAAGGGCACTTTTGCTTGCCAGTCCGATATTGCATATGGCACGACCAAACTGCCGTATGCAATCTTTATCCGCAAGGCAACCGGCTGGACTGCCGCCACGCCCGAGGACATCACCGAAACTGCATCTTAACAGCCAGAAAGGAATGTAAAAACCGATGAGCAAAAAGGAAAACATTGAAATGACTGAAGAAGTAACGGAAGAAGTCAAGCCGTATAAGCTGCGCAGCCTGAAGGACAAAGACTTTTATCCCATGCTGGATATCATCACGGCTACGCTTCCGGATGATCTTGCGGATGTGTTTGTGCAGCTTGCAACCGGCGAAAAGTCCGTTGACGAAATCGGCGGCATGGTGGTTTACAAAATCGCTGTGTCCGTGCTGAAAAACATCAGCGCTATCCCTGATAAAATCTATCCGCTGCTTTCTGACCTGTCCGGCATCCCGGCTGACGAAATCCCTGAAATGCCGTTCGGTACTACGCCCAGCATGATCTGGGGCATCATTGCCGATGCGAAGAATGCAAGTTTTTTCAGGGCGCTTTCCAAATTGCTTTAATCGGTGAATTCAAGTTCATGGACATGATATATCACAGATATTCATGTCCTATGGACTTGATGAATTCCTACATCAACCGTGGGCGATTTGGGGAGTTTGTAACGGGATTCCTTCAATCGGAATACGACCGCCAAAAAGAGGAAATGGACAAGGACGAAGAAATGAAGCTATGGATTATGTACTGCCACAGCTATTCGGAAGATTCGTTCCTTGACTGGAAAAAGAAAGTCCTTAGAATCGGCAGCAACGGGCAACGCCAAGGCACGGATGCCGATCTGACGGATAAAGACATTCAAGCGATCTGCGACGATTTGTTTGCAGAAGAATAAGAATCTGATAAAAGTTCCTGATGGCTGATGGGCTGACCATTCGGGCATAAAGGGGTTATCCTTATGGAACTTTTCAAAATACTTGGCACTATTGCCGTTGATAACGAAAAGGCAAATCAGGCCATAGACGATACAGCGGCAAAAGCCGATAAATCCAGCGGCAAAACTTCGGAATCCTTCAAGAAAATCGGCAAAGCGGCCGGAACCGTTGCAAAAGGCATTGTCACAACGGGCGCAGCGCTGGGCGGCGCGTGGATTGCCGCCATTGAAGGAACGCGGGAATACCGGACTGAAATGGGAAAGCTCGACACCGCCTTTGTAACAAACGGCCATTCCACGGATGCGGCCAAAAAGACCTATCAGGATTTACAGGCGGTGCTTGGCGATACGGATGTATCTGTTGAAGCTGCAAACCATCTTGCGGTGATGACCGATAACGAAAAGGATTTACAGACTTGGACAGACATCTGTACCGGCGTTTTCACAACGTTCGGCGATTCTCTGCCCATCGAAGGGCTTACCGAAGCGGCCAACGAGACGGCGAAAGTCGGCGAAGTAACCGGCCCGCTTGCGGATGCTTTGAACTGGGCTGGCATTTCAGAAGATGCGTTTAATGAAAAGCTTGCAAAGTGCTCCACAGAGCAGGAGCGGCAAAAGCTGATAATGGAAACGCTGAACGGCACATACTCCAAGGCATCCGAACAGTACAAGAAAACCAACAAGGATGTCATGGATGCGAACCGAGCGAATGAGAAGCTAACAAGCGCCTTTGCGGAGCTTGGCCGGGTCGGAGAACCGATTTTGACCGCTATCAAAACCAAGGTTGCCGAAATGGTGACTGCTGCTGTTCCAAAGCTTGAAGCATTTATCAAGAAGGTCAAAGACCTGAAAAAATGGATACAGCAAAACAAACAGGCTATCCATAATTGGGCGGCGGTTATTATCGGTGCGACCGTCAGCGTTGGCGCTTTTCTTCTGGTATTGAAATGGGGCACTATAATGTCTGCCGCTACAAAGGCTATAAAAGGCGTTAGGGCGGCTATTCTGCTGTTTAATGCAGCGCTAAGGGCTAATCCCATCGGGCTTGTTGTAAGCCTAATAGCTGGGCTTGTGGCGGCTTTTATCTACCTTTGGAACAACAACAAAGGCTTCCGCGATTTCTGGTTGAAAATGTGGGAGAAAATCAAGTCTGCGACAGGTTCAGCCGTGAAATGGATAAAAAACAAGTTTAACGATCTGAAAGACGCTGTTGCAAAAGTTAAGGCCACTTTTGAAAGCATCAAAAGCGCTATCACAGACAAGATGGACGCTGCAAGGGATAAGGTCAAAGGTGTCGTTGATAAAATCAAGGGGTTCTTCCCCTTGAAAATTGGCAAGATATTCAGCGGCCTGAAAGTGCCTAAAATCAGCGTGTCAGGCGGCAAAGCGCCTTTCGGAATCGCCGGAAAGGGTAAGTTGCCGAATTTTAATGTTAAGTGGAACGCAGAGGGCGGTATATTTGACAAGCCAACGATTTTCAACACACGCGCGGGCTTTCAGGGTGTTGGTGAAGCTGGAAAAGAAGCCATTGCGCCCATATCACTATTACAGGGATATGTCAAGGACGCTGTAAAAAGCGAGAATGACGGCATTATAAACACGCTTATCGACCAAAACCGGATGCTGATGGACTTTCTGTCACGGGTCATCCCGAAGTCCATTGAGCTTGATTCCGGTGCGCTTGTGGGGAATCTACTTCCCGCGCTGGATATGGGGCTATCCAATCGGCTTGCCCATGCGCAGCGAGGGAATACACGTTAGACCATCTTTTTGATGGCCTTTTTTTAATATCAAAACCAATGGGAAAGGGGCTGATAACCATTGGAATTGTTTAAGATTTTTGGAACCATTGCTTTGAAAGGCAAAGACCAATTCAACGGTGACATTGACGAATCTTCCAGCAAAGCCGAAAAATTATCCGGAAAGATCGGGAAAGGTCTTGTTACGGCCGCGAAACTTGGTGCTGCTGCTATTGGCGCTGCTGCAACGGCTGTCGGAGCACTGACAAAAACCGCACTTAACAACTATGCCGAGTATGAACAGCTTGTCGGCGGCGTTGAAACGTTATTCAAGGACAGCGCTGATGTTGTCATGCAGTACGCAAACAACGCCTATAAGACTGCCGGTTTGTCAGCCAATGACTACATGGAAACCGTCACAAGCTTTTCTGCTGCACTGTTGCAAAGCTTGGGCGGTGATACGGAAGCAGCGGCGAAGCAAGCTGATCTTGCAATCACTGATATGGCTGATAATGCGAATAAAATGGGTACGGATATGGCATCCATTCAGAACGCTTATCAGGGTTTTGCAAAGCAGAATTACACAATGCTGGACAACCTGAAGCTTGGATATGGCGGCACAAAGGAAGAAATGCAGCGCCTTATTGACGATGCAAATGCCTTGAATGCTGCGCAGGGCAATCTTACGAATTACAGCATTGACAGCTATGCCGATATTGTCAGCGCAATCCACGATGTGCAGACGGAAATGGGCATCACTGGAACGACCGCGAAGGAAGCATCAACCACGATTCAGGGAAGCCTTGCCGCGATGAAATCTGCATGGACAAATTTGCTTACGGGCATCGGCGATGATTCGCAGGATTTGGACAAGCTGATTAACAATTTTGTCGAAAGCACAGGCACGGCAGCGGAAAACATTCTGCCGAGATTGGATAAAATTATAGTCGGCGTAGGCAAGCTTGCGGAAAGGCTTGCGCCTGTTGTTGCTGCGGCAATACCGGGACTTGTAACAACTGTTCTGCCGAAACTTGTGCAGTCTGGTATTTCAATGGTTGGCGCTATCCTGCAAGGGCTTGTGCAGATGCTCCCGCAAATCATTCAGTACGGCGTTGATATGGTCATTACCTTGATCGAATCAATATCATCTGACCCAGAAAGTCTTGTCGAAACGGCAATAATGCTTATCGTGACCATCGTTTCCGGGCTTATTGATGCTTTGCCCAAGCTGATTGCGGCTGCGGCTGAACTTGTGACGGGGCTACTAAGGGCGCTGATTAGTAATGCGCCGAATCTTCTTGCCGCTGGCCTAAAGCTTGTGGGGAAAATCGCGGAGGGCATTGCAAACAGCCTTGGTGAAATCGTTAAGGCTGGCGCGAAAGTGGTTGATTCCATCATTGACGGCATCGCCGGAGCATGGAAAAAGCTAACTGGATGGTTTAAGGGAATCTGGAATGATCTGTTCGGCGGCTTGTCAGCTAATGTTAGCGTAAATGGCAGCGCCAAAGGTGCAGTTGCAGGTGTTAACGGCTCCCATGCGTCCGGTCTTGACTATGTGCCTTTTGATGGCTACATCGCCGAGCTGCACAAGGGCGAAATGGTTGTACCGAAACGGGAAGCGCAGACGCTGCGAAACAGCGAAGAAACAGAATACCTTCTGCGACAGATTCTTGACTGCCTGAAATCTTCGCAGACGATCAGCATCAACAGCCGTGAATTCGGGCGTCTTGTTAGGGGTGTTACGTAATGCTTGAAACAGTAAAATATCAGAATCATTTGGGCGAGGAAATTAACTTTTCCGAAAACGGCATCTATGTGAAATCATCCGATCTTCATGATTATGCGTGGAATTACACCGAGCGCGGAGGGAAAATCACATCCTTCAAGCGTGACGTTATCAGCAAAAAAATTGATCTTGCGATTTCGTGTGCGACAGAAGCTGCCGGAATTCAAAAGCGGAACGATTTGGTCGAATGCTTTGAAAAAGATGTCCTTGCAAAACAGCCGGGTAAAATTTTCGTCAACGGGTACTATCTGAAGTGCTATGTAACAGCGTCATCGAAGTCTAAGTACTTGGATTCTATGAAAACGATGCTGGTTTCTTTGGAACTGCTATCTGATGAACCGTTTTGGGTCAAGGAAGTTGAAGCAACCTATGTGCGCGATTCCACTACCAATGAACTTACAGGCATAATCAATCCATTGGATCACGAAGCGAATTTCCGTCTTACAATCTTCGGATCAACAACCGAAACAACGATATCTATTGGTGGCGCAATTCATGGCCTTAGTTATGGGCTTGAAGCTAACACACAATTGGTTATTGATTCGATTACGAAAGAAGTTTACGTACTTAAAAATGGCAAAAAGAATAATGCTTTTAGCGAACGCTATGTTTCTTATATAAGCGGTTCAGCCGGTACAATGGTAGGCGGCGTAATAAAAGGCGTGTTGGTAGATGATACTTTCAAGAAAATTCCCAGCGGTAATAGCACAATAGGCAGAAGTGAATCTTTCCAGTGGTCGTTAATCCTTTACGATGAAAGGAGCGAACCGAAATGGATTTGATCTATACAAATTCGTCAATGCAAGCTATTGGCGTAATGAAAGCGTATGATTTAGACCTTGCATTCGGTTCGGATGAAAACGATTTTGAGATAAAGGTTGATGCAAACAATCATTGCTGCGAAGCCGGATACTATGTGTACATTATCGGCACAGAGTATGGCGGCGTAATTGATGCGGTAACTTCTGACACCGAAACCGGAGAAGTGACATATACCGGTAGGACATGGCACGGAATTCTTAATTCCAAGGTGATTTGCCCCGACGCAGGTCAGGATTACTTAACGTTAAACAGCGAAGCAAACGGTGTCCTTAATTCACTGATTACAAGGATGGGTTTAACATCGATCTTCACTGTTAATATCTATGCTTCAGACCTTGAAATCAGCAACTATAAAATGCCGCGATATGTCACCGGCTATGACGGAATCATGCAGATGCTGAAATCCGTGAACGGAAAACTAGTTTTGTCGTTTGACGGGGAAAAGGTAATTTTGTCTGCCGCGCCTATCGCCGATCATACAAAAGATGGTTCCGTTTCGTCCGATGCGATGTCCTTACAAGTCAAAAAAACATCAAAGAAAATCAATCATCTGATTTGCTTGGGTCAAGGTGAACTGAAAGATAGAACGGTTGTACATCTTTACGCAGATGCAAGCGGCAGCATAAGCCAAACGCAGACGCTGACAGGCGCTGATGAATACGCGGCTGTCTATGACTATCCCAGTGCGGAAAGCACGCAAAAGCTGATTGCAGATGGTACGTCAAGACTAGCCGAGCTGCAAAAGCAAGACGATTTATCAGTCAGCTTGAACGAAGCGGAATATGCCTTTGATGTCGGCGATGTGGTCGGCGCGGTTGATACCGTCACCGGAATTTCCGTTTCCGTACCTATTACCAAAAAAATCATAAGCATCCGAAATGACTATATGTCCGTATCTTACGAAACCGCGATCGGGAAGAACGGAGCATCAAGCAGCGGGTCAAGCGGCGGCAGTGGCGGCGGTGGCGGCGGTGGAACGTTTATTAACGTGGACGCGGCGCTGTCTCTGACGTCTGCAAATCCAGTCCAAAATAAGGTAGTAACTGCTGCGCTGGATAGCAAAGTAGATGAGGACGAAGAAATGACAATCTTGGATGTTGTTAATATGTGGAATGATACTTGACGGGAGGAAAAATTATGGCAACGAAATATGCGGGGCAAAACGCTTTGAACAAGCTGATGCAGTTGGTGAAAACGGCGCTGAGCGGAAAGCTGGACAAGACAGGCGGGACAATGACCGGCAAGCTGACTGTATCAGGCGCTAATATTGATGTGAAATCGAACAATGCGAACGGTGGAAATATATCGGCAGATGGAAATGTATCGGCCGCTAATGGATCACTGACAGCCGGTGTGGCCGTATCCGTGCTAAACGGTAATAATTTTGTAAATCTGACATGTGCCGGGTCTAACGCAGCAAAAATTGCCGGGGCTGGAGGCAGCTATGCCCGCATGGCTGTAGGCACGCCGACCGGTGACAACGATGCGGCTACAAAAGCGTATGTGGACAGCAAGGTCGCGGCCGGTGGCGTGACCGTGGACGCGGCGATGTCGAGCACATCGACGAATCCTGTACAGAACAAGACCGTGAAAAGCTACGTAGACAACAAGGTATCCGGTTTTCAGACGGCTTCGCAGGTGCAGGACGCGATCAGAAGCGCGGTATCCGGTGTGTACACACCGAAGGGGTCTATTGCGTTTGCATCCCTGCCTGTGCCGGTTGCCGGTAAAGTCGGCTGGGTGTACAACATCACGGATGCGTTCACGACGGATAACCATTTTATCGAAGGCGAGGGACGCGACTACCCTGCCGGGACGAACGTCGTATGTGCGGAAATCAGCGCCGGTGATTACGGCTGGGACGTGCTCGCTGGCACGATCGACCTGACGGAGCTGACTGCCACCGAGGTGCAGACGCTCTGGGATTCAATTTGACAGGGGGAAAAATGCTATGCAGACAAGTGGGAGTACAGCAATCAAAAAATTGATACAGCTCATAAAATCAGCGTTGGCCGGTAAGCTGGACAAGAGCGGCGGGACAATGACCGGCAACCTGTACGGCCGGTATCTCGTTGGCACGTGGCTGCAAACGACTGAAACCAGTGACCTTGGTCGGACGCCGGAAAAAATTGCTGTGCTGGACGATGCCGGGTGGCTGTACTATCGAACTCTGGCTGAGATAAAGGCGGACATCGGCGCAAGCTCAGGCGGCGGCGCGGATATCAGCACCGTTCTGTCAAAGGTGTACCCGGTCGGCTCCATTTATATGAGCGTAAACAGTGCAAGCCCAGCAACACTTTTCGGCGGCACGTGGGTGCAGATCAAGGATAAATTTCTGCTGGCTGCTGGCACGACCTATAAAGCCGGTGCGACCGGAGGCGAGGCCACGCACACACTGACAGTGGATGAGATACCGAACCATCAGCACGTCCTGTGGTATCCAAACGAGGGCGGCGAGCAGAGCGCGGCAATCGGCTACCCGGAGGCTGGCAGCAAAAAAACATGGTATGCCGAGGCAAGCAAAACGGGCGGCGCAGGCGGCGGCGGCGCGCACAACAACATGCCACCGTACTTGTCTGTGTACGTGTGGAGGCGGACAGCATAATTTTATAGGGGGTTAAAAATGAACGGAATCACATTCGGCAATTATCATTCGTATGATGATCTTCACCTGATTCTTGCGTCGAAAGAAATCGGTGCGCCAACGGTGAAAACCATGAAGATTGATGTTGCGGGGGCTGATGGGTCACTGGATTTGACTGACTATTTCGGTGAACCTAAGTATGGGAATGTGATACACAAATTTCAGTTTTCAACAATTGGTTCGCGGTCGGAATTCCTTGCCACATTTTCGGCTGTTAAAAATGCTTTACATGGTAAAAAAATGCGGGTCATCCTTGACGATGATTCGCATTTTTTCTATGTGGGGCGGCTTGACGTTTCAAGCTTTACATCGTCCAAGGGCATCGGCAAAATCAACATAGAAGCGGATTGTGATCCGTACAAGTACAAGGCGGCAAAAACTGTTGTCAGCCGTGCGGTGAATGGTACGGACACAATTGTCCTTACCAACAGCCGGAAACGCGCTGTTCCGGAAGTGGTGATTGAAGCGGAAAGCAGCTTGAATATCGTGTATCAGGTCGGCAATGTGTGGGATTTGGGCAGCGGTTCATATACGTTGCCCGAATTGGAGCTTGTAGAGGGTGAAAACGCTGTGACCGTAACCGGCACAGGAAACATCACCTTCACATGGCAGGAAGCAGGGCTGTGATATGTACAAGGTATATTGTGACGGCGTGCTGCTGTACCACAGCAAGCTTGAAAACCTTCAGATATTCAGTCCGTCCTTGGAATTAGAGCTGAACAAAACCGGTAGCTTTGAATTCGGCATCTATCCTTCACACCCAAGATACAGCTTGATAAAAAAGCTGCGGTCGATCATCACGGTTTATCAGGATGACTATTTGCTTTTCCGGGGGCGTGTGCTGGATGACGAAATCGGATTCCATAACGAAAAGCACGTCACTTGCGAGGGTGAACTTGCCTTTCTGCTGGACAGCATCCAGCGCCCTTATGACTTCACGGGTGGCGTGACCGAATTTCTGACCATGCTGATAACGAATCACAATGTACAGGTAGACGAAGAAAAGCGGTTTGCTCTTGGCAATGTGACCGTGACAGACCCGAATGATTATATAGTCCGGTCTGATATTGACTATGTAAGCACATGGGAAGTCATCAACAAAAAGCTGCTTGAAATGCTGGGCGGATTTCTTTTCGTTCGGCACGACAACGGGCAGAACATCATTGACTATCTGGCAGAATCCACGCTGCTTTCACCGCAGAAAATCACATTTGGGAAAAACCTTCTTGATCTGAAGCGCATTCGCAAAGGCGGCGATATTGCAACCGTGGTCATTCCCATCGGCGCAAAGCTTAAAAATGAGGAAGGGCAGGACACGGATAAGCGGCTGACCATTGAAAGCGTGAACGGCGGTGTTGACTTTGTGCAGGATGCGGACGCAATAGCACAATTCGGCACGATTGTCAAAACGGTTATTTTCGATGATGTCACCGATGCAGAAAACCTCAAAGCCAAAGGACAAGCACATTTAGCCGGTCTTGTCAAACAGCTTGAAACCATAGAGTTGACGGCGGCAGACTTGGCAACAGTGGATAAGGATATTACATCGTTTCACCTTGGCACACAGGTTCGGGTTGACAGCAATCCGCATGGCATCAATCAGCTTTTCACGGTCAGCAAACTGTCCTTGAAGTTGCTTGACCCTGCCGCAAACAAATTGACGCTCGGAAAGACTGTAGCGGCGTTCAGCGAAGCGGTCAAGGGCGTTTCTGATGGTCAGGGTGTGATTCTTCAGACCGTAGAGAAAACCGCACAGGCGGCTTCTGAAGCGGTCTATAATGTAGAAAGAAATCTGCTGTCATCCATTCAAGCATCGGAGGAAAACATCAAATCGACCGTTGCCGAAAACTACTATCTGAAGGAAGATACAGACGCGCTTGTTTCTTCGGTCAGCACGGAGATTGAGCAGACAAAAAACAGTGTTGAGATCGAATTTACATCTTTTCGCGCAAATATTGATAGTATAGTTGCAAATACTGACGCAGAATTTGAAGAAATCCGCAAATTTATTAGATTTGTAGATGGAAAGATTCTGCTGGGCGAAGTGGGCAACGAGCTTGAATTGCAGATAGCCAATGACAGAATCAGTTTTCTTCAGGACGGCGCAGAAGTGGCATACTTCAGCAACCGGAAACTGTATGTGACCGATACACAGATATTGCATAGCCTACAGCTTGGAAAGTTCGCTTTCATGCCGAGGGAAAACGGCAATATCAGTTTCAAAAAGGCGGTGGATTGATATGGCATCATCAGGAACCATTCAACAGGCTATCCGGACGGGCTATCGGTTGCAAATAGCGTGGTCGGTGGGTTCGCAGTCCGTAGCTAACAACACTTCCAGCGTAACGGCAAAGGTGCAGCTTGTGTCAACCGGCAGTAGCTACACTATCAATTCCAGCGCAAGCAAAAGCGGAAGCTTGACCATCAACGGCACAAAATACACCTTCAATTTCACCGCTGCCCTGTCCGGCAATCAAACCAAAACGCTGTTCACAAAAACGGTCACGGTGTCCCACAATTCGGACGGAACAAAAGTTTGTTCGTTCTCTGCCACTTGTGGGATAAATGTTACGCTGTCCGGCACCTATTACGGCAATGTCACAGCATCCGGCAGCGGAACGTTCAACACCATAGCGCGGGCATCCAGCATCAGCAGCGTGACTTCTTCTGTGTCCGTCACTGGAAGCAATGCTGTCACGGTAAATATTGACCGCAAGTCAAGCAGCTTCACGCACACAGTCGTATTTAGCTTTGGAAGCTATTCTAAAACGACCACAGGCGTTGGAACTTCTGCAAGCTACACGATACCGCAAAGCTGGTTAAACGCCATACCAAGCTCCACAAGCGGCACAGCAAAGGTCACAGTAACCACCTATTCCGGCAGTACGAAGATTGGGGCGGCAGTATCAAAAAGCTTCACCGTCACAGTCCCAGCAAGTGTTGTCCCAACCATTTCAAGCGTTGCTATTGCTGATACTGTCACGGCGGTTTATAGCTTCTTCGGGAACATGGTGCAGAGCAAGTCAAAGCCTAAGTTCACGATCACGGCGGCAGGGGCTTTAAGCTCTACCATCAAGACCTATAAAACAGTTTTTGAGGGCAAGAGCTATTCAGGCGCTACGCCGACAGCCGGAGTGATTACGGGAAGTGGGACGGTATCAGCCAAAATTACCGTCACAGACAGCCGTGGACGATCTGCCAGCACAACAAAGACTTGGACTGTGCTTCCCTATTCCCCGCCCAAGATCATCAGCTTTCAGGGCTTCAGGTGCCTTGCAGACGGCACAGAAAACTATGAAGGTGCATATCTTAACGCTGCTGTCAATTTTAGCATTTCGCCCGTGTCGCAGAAGAACACGGCGGCATATACGCTGGAATACAAGCTGCAAAGTGCCACGGCATGGACAAACTTGACAAGCGGCGCTGTATATGCATTGAAAGACAGCATTATCAGCGCAAGCGGCATTTTCGGGCTTGATAACAGCTATGATGTGCGCTTGTCTGTTACAGATCATTTCACAACAATCAGAAGCATTATAGATATACCAACAGCGTTCACGCTGTTGGACTTCAATGCTTCCGGTCGTGCTGTTGCCTTTGGCAAGGTGTCCGAGCTGACAGAGGGGATAGAATTTGCACTGAAAACAGTATTCAGCCACGCCGAAACACCGTCATCTGTCATATACCTGACGGAAGGGCAAGACCTGAATGAAATCCTTGAACCGGGATTCTATTCTATCCCGACATCAGCGGTTTCGGGGGCGTTGCTTAACAAACCGTATTCAGCAACTTCCACAGGCAGTTTGATTGTTTTAAGGGAAGGTAACGGAGTACAGAAAGCGCAAATTCTTCATGTTGCATCCAAGGCAAACGGCGCTATTTATGAGCGCTGTTATTATTCCAGCGCATGGGGCGAATGGAAAACGGTCTATAATGGCGGTGGAAAAATCCTGTGGGAAGGTGCTATGTACATGACAGCCAGTCACAAAATCACCTTGGCCGAAGCAATCAGCAAACAGCCGTCCGGTATTGTCCTTGTGTTCAGCAGATATGACAGTGCCACAAGTACGCCATCGGAACATAATTATAATTCGTTTTTCGTCCACAAGGCTCTTGTGGCTGCAAAGCCGGGTGTTGGTTCTGCGTTTTGCATGAATACTGTGAATTATAGCATGGTTGCGACAAAATACCTGTATATCAACGATACGACCATTGCCGGAAATGACAGTAACGATGACGAAGGGACGGGAAATGGCGTAACTTACAATAATAAAGCCTATGTACTGCGCTATGTCATAGGCGTATAAATAGATAATCTACAAAAAAGAAGGTAAATCGTATGGGCTTCGATATATCTACCATTATAGTCGCAATTTTGGCGCTGATTGGCACACTGACCGGCGCATATCTTAGCAACAGCAAAACGAAAGCGCTGCTCGCATATCGTCTGGAACGGCTTGAAGAACGTGTGAACAAGCACAACAACCTCGTGGAACGAACATACAGGATCGAAGAGGATCAAGAGATTCTAAAAGAAAAAATCAAAGTAGCAAATCATCGTATTGATGATTTGGAACGAGAAAAAGGCAAGGGTTAATCCCTTGCCTTCTTTTTTTATGCCTATTCTTGTGTCTGCTCGGATGTGGTGTCTTTTTCAGCGCTATTGCCATTACTCGGAGCTGGTTTCGCTGCTTTCAGCGTAAACAGCCCCATGATTGCGGCAACAGCAATGCCGAATATAGCTGCGCCTATACTTGTACCAATATTACCTAAACCGCCAATTGCGAAAAGGACAATTAACGCTATGTACCACCACCGCAAGCAAATAGGTCTGCTATTAGTAACCGGCTTGCTGCTGCTTTTTGCACACTTTTTTCCGCTTCCAGAAATCTTAGTTGAATAGGATAACCCCGTGCCCGGAGCGGATGCCCTGACCCTTGCGCCGGTTTTGGAATTAAACGAAACACCGCCATATTTGCCGCCGATGCTCATACCTACGCTTTTTTTGCCGAAATTTAGCTTGACACCGGGCGCAATTTTTACGCTTTTGCGAAATCTGAACCCCATTCAATAGCCCCTGCCTTTCACTGTTATTTGACAAAAGATGCTTGTATTCTATTCCTGAAAATCACAAAAGACAATATCCCACACAAATAATCAGCGTTTTGCACTTTTAAGACGGTCAAAAGCTGGTCGTTTTGACAAGGAAAAGGGACGGTTTGCACCGTCCCTTCGCTGTTAATCTTCGATATCCGCTTGTGTGTCAGCTATTAGATTATCAAGCAGCTTTTCAGCCTTTTCATAATCCTTTTCTTTCAGCGCCGCTTTCAGGTCTTTCAAATCCCTTGCAAGCTTCCTTAGATAACTTTTGAATACTGCTGATTTCCTTTCTGCCCTTTTATTTTTTTCTGCTATCCTCTTATTTCTCGTGCCATAGTTTGCATTTTCCTTCCTCGTTGTCCACTCTAAGTTATCAACCCGGTTGTTCGACTTGTTTTCGTCCTTATGGTTGACTTCTGGTAGATTAAACGGATTAGGCAAAAAGGCACACGCTACAAGTCTATGCACATAATATGCTTTACAGCTTCCATTCTTCGACAGTCGGATTTGTGTGTATTTACATTCACCGCTTTGCGGTTCGACTTTCAAGAACTTTCCTTTGTCAACATCTTTGGCAAAACTTCGCACCCTGCCATGATTGCTGACTTGGTAAAGTCCTTCATACCCTTGAATGTCTTTCCATATCTCATTCATCTGCATTGTCTCCCGAAAGCTTCATCATCAGCGTGTAATAGAAGCACAACTGATTTTCGCTCATTTCCTCGATCTGCTCAAGGATTGCGTTCTTGTAATAGTCTGCCATGTGATAGCCACCTTTCTTTTGATTGTGGCTCTATTATATACCATTGCGCAAGTACATACAATCGACATAGTTACTAAAATCATGTCATTGCGTTAGTACATTTTGTACACTTGCGCAATTACAAA